CGGTGTTGTTGATGTCGATGCGCCGCTTGGCCGCAAATTCGGCCAGGTAGTTGTCATTGAACAGGGCGCGCAGGCCGGTGTCCAACTTGGCCTTGATGGGCTCGGGCAGCAGGTGGGCGATCTCGTGCACGGCCACGCCAATTACGGGCGCGTCGGCGTCCGATGCGATGTAGATGTCTTTGGGGTTGACACTGGGCACAACGAAGCCGTTGGGCAGCTGGCCGGGTGCGGCTTTGAGAAACGTCACGGTGTTGCCCATGACGCGGGCCAGGGCGCTGGCAGCTTGCTGCGCTTCAGTCAGGGGCTCGGTGTACGGCTCGGCCTCGATGCCGGTCTCAGCCTTGAATTGCGTCAAGGTTTTGCCCACGTTGCGGGCAGTGGCCGTCTTGGCCAGCTTCAGGGGCTGGGGGAGGCCAACAGCTTGAGCACCTGCTGTTGTGTCGAGTGTTCCAGGCTGTTGAAGTCCGGGAGCTGGCTGTTGCGCCAGCTCAAGTGCCCCAGGCGCGACTCCACTTGACGCCGGTACTGTTCCACCTTGCGCCATTGGTCGACCCATTGCTGGGCTTGGTTGTCCTGGGAGTTCTGCATTGGCTTCGATTGTAGGCGCGGCAGGCGCAGCAAGTGTTGTTTCTGCGCTACGGGCTTGCAGCTCTACGCCGGCGTTGCGTCGGGCGATCGGCGGGGCGGCCTCGTCGGCTGCAATAGTCGTCAGCTGCGTGTCAGTGAGCTGAACGGTGGGCACACCTTGGATGTTTTGCGGCCGAGGGGTTGCGCTTGGTGTCTGTGCAGTGGGCACTTGCGCGGCGACCTCAGCCGCCGGCGCGGTGGGCAGCGTTGGCGCAGCAGCAAGTGTTGTTTCTGCGCCACGAGCTTGCAGCTCCACGGCTGCGCTGCGTCGGGTGATCGCAGGCACAGCCTCGTCGGCTGCGATGGTTGTCAGCTGGTCGTCAGAAAGCTGCGCGACAGGTGTGCCTTGAATGCGCTGTGGGCGCGGTGCTTTAAGCCGCAGCTTATCCAGGCCGAACTGCTGTTCGACGGTGGCGCGTTCAGCCAAACGTGGCAAGGCGGGTGTCTCAATCGCCGGCGCAGCCATGCCGGGCAGCTCAGTTGCGGCGGTCAGGGGCACTGAAGAATCAAAAGTCGGCTCAATCCGTCCCAGCTCGTCGACTGCGGGCAACGCAGCTGCGGTCACGTCCAAGGCGGGTGCTGTCACGTCCAAGGCGGGTGCTGTCACGTCCAAGGCGGGCACCGAGATGCCAGGCACTGTGCCAGACAACTCACCTGCTGCCGCGATCGCGGCATCTACGGTAGCAGCTTGTCGGACGGGACTGGCATCGGTAGGCTGCACAAACTGAGTCGTGGCCTCCATCGAGTACGGGCTCAGGCGGTCGCGTGCAACCTCTTGGGCGGGCGCTATGAATTGCGCACTGGCGACGTTTTCTTCGATCGCACGGGCGATCTGGGCGTTTGGCTCGTAGGCTCCGGTCAGGGTTTTAGCCGCCCGAGGCAAGCTCATGGCTCCGCCGGTGGCCGCACCTACAACGGCGGCCTCTAACAAACCTTTTGACAGCTCGATGTCTTTGCCCTGGAAATACTTGTCCAACACGTTGCCGCCAAACTGGGCAACGGTTTCTTCCACCGCATTGACAAGTTGAGTGGCGGTGATCTGGCCGCCGGCTTGCAGCACACGCTGGCCAGCAATAGCCATAACAGCATTCGTCTTTGCGGGAGACAGATTTTTAAGCACGTCTCCAATCTTGTCAAAAGCCTGAAGCGGCAGCTTTTCTGTGCCGTATTCGATCAAGCCTTTGGCTACGGCAACACGGGAATCATCGCCTTGGGCGTAGTTTTGGCCGGCCGCAGTGCCGCCCATGCCGGGCAACAAAACTGCGCGAAGCGGGGGCACAAAAGCCGCAACCAATTGCTGGGCAATTTGCGGTGAGTTGGCGGCCAGCTTGGACATTAGCCACGGCGAAAATTCTTCGTTTTTCCAAGCACCTTCCAAACTGCGTTTGCCGATCGCCGGCATAAATTCAGAGGCAGTCTTTGCCAAGTACTCTGTGCCAAAAGCAGTAGGCACGCGAGCCAGGGGTTTGAGACCCGCCGCTTGAAGCGCCGGGTTGACAAAGGTCTGGTTGAAAGCGTCGGCAGCAACGCTTGGGATGTTCAACGTGCCAGACACCATGCCAGCTGCGCCAGCGGCCACGCTTCCCAGCAACGGGTTTTCTTCGGCAAACTTACGGCGGCTTGCAGCCTCTGCTTCTTTCTCGATCAGCGCATCGCGATTGACGCGCTGAGCCAATTGGTCAAAGGTCTCCTCGCCCCGCTCCGCGCGAGCCCTGGCCACGGTGAGCGCTGGACCAGCCTCGGCTGGGGCGCGGCCCATCAGCATCGCGTCTGCTTTGGCCACCGTAGCCTGGCTGACCGGACCCGCGCCGTAACTCAGCCGTTTGTCGATTTCAGCTTGCTGCGCTTCTGGCGTAGGCGCAGTTTCAAGCACGCTCTTGAAGGGCGTAACCTTTTCGGCCAGGGCGGCAGGGACGCTGGAGATCGTGCCCTTGATGGCCTCGGCGGCACGCGACAGCAGGCCAGGGGTCTCGGGCTTTGGGGCCTCGGGCTTTGGGGCTTCGGGCTTTGGGGCCTCGGGCTTTGGGGTCTCCGGTTTGGCTGGCGCGATCTTGGCGGACAAATGGCTCAAGATCTCGTCGTCGTCATAGCCCGCCTCGCGGGCGGCGTTTACGTCGAATTTGGCTTTGCTGCCGAGATAGTCGGCGACCTCGGCCGGGGAATACCCAGCCTTCAGCGCACCTTGAACGTCAAAAGCCATGAGGCGTCCTTAGTCGTTGCGGTCAAACGATTCGATCGGCTTGCGCTTGCTTTCGCCAAGCTGTGTGCTGATCTGGCCACGCAAACGCTCTTCGGCTTGCTTGCGCTTGTCGGCCTCGGGCAACTTGGCAAATTTGTAATCGTCCTTGGACATCTTGGTAACCAAGTTGGAAATTTGTTTGTTGTAATCGCCCGATTTGATGCCCAGGTCTTTGGGGGTGCCGTCACTCATTATCGCGATGACGTTGCCGTTTTCGCCGGTGATGGTCTTCTGCACGCGGGCTGCTTTTGCGGCAGTGCCACCGCCACCGGTGGCGCGGGTGAGCGCGCCCTCGTTGCGCAAACGCTGGGCTTCAATGGTGGCTGCGCCTTTGGCTTTGGACAGCTTGGTTTCGCCAGCGATGTAGTCTTCGTCGCCGGCAAGCGTCGTGGTCTTCTCGATCTCAGCTTTGATGGCGTCGGTGGTTTGAATGTCTTTGAGAGGCTTGCCCGCTTTGTACTCAGCCATGGCTGCTTCAGCGGTGAGCGGTGCCAGGGTTGTGCGGTTTCTCGCCGCAGCTTCGCCCTTAACCAAATCGGTCTGAGCGCTGATCGGCGCAACGTCTAAGTTGGCTTGAGCTGTCGCCTGCGTGCGGCTACCGATGTCCGAAATGTCGCGCTGGCGCGTGATGGCGTCGATGGCCAACTTCTTGTCGGCCTCGGCTTCCATCAGTTGTTTTTTCAGATCCAGCTCAGCGCTCTTTTTTAAGTTGGTCTCGGCGACTTCGGTGTAGCCTTTGGCCGCGCCACCCAGAGCACCTGCAATTAATCCAGCCAGTCCCATATCAAGCCCCCATCTGCTGCGCAGCAGCATCTACGTTTTGGTTGTCGAACTGGCTCAAAGCCGCTTGAAGTTTTTCAGGCGACGCGCCGAACTTCTGGGCGATGATCGTGATCATCTGCTCCATGCCGTTGCCGATGTCTTCGTTGGTGACCTTCTCCAGGCCTGTCTTGCGCAGGAAATCCACGGCCTGCATGAGCAACTCAATGCCGGCCGGAATGATCACGGCTGGGGGCATCGTCGCGTTCGACTCTTTGAAAAGGATCAGCATAAGGCCGGCGATGCCTTTGCCCAAGCGGTCAGCCAATGGGCCTTCCCGTTGCAGCTCTTTGAGCATGATGCGGTGAGTTTGTTTGGAGAACATCATCTTCATGCCGGCGATGACCACCTTGTCGTAAGCCTCTTGCAGCTCGGGTGGCATCTTGATGTTTTTGCTGATGTTTTCTTGCGTCAGCTCTTCGCCCTCGGGCCGGGCCATTTTGTTTTGGATCAATCCTTTTGCCATCGTGGTCTCCTTAGCCGCGAGCACCAGCAATCAAGCCAGTAGGTTGTTGAGGTGCCCACGGCTGAGGAACCTGAGCATTGGGGTTGACGGCGACGCCCGCGTTGATTTGAGTGTACCCGGCGTTCAAGTTGGCCCGGCGGCGTTTTTCGCGCGCGAGAAGTTCTTGGACCTCCATGGCCTTAGCGTTGGAGAATCCTGTCTGCGCTTGCAGGGCTTCGATCTCGGCGTCGGTCTTGCCGCTCAGCCAGTTGGCAACGCCGCCCGCTGCCTGGCCCATGACCATGGCCGCGCCGGGGTTGGACTTGGCCAGGTCCATGACGTTGGAGCCAGCCTGGCCCAAAGCCTGGCCGTAGTTACCGGCTTTGAAAGCGTCCATGACGGACGTGCCGCCCGGTTTGTACCCAAAGTCGACAGCGCGGGTAGCGTCGGCGGGGCTGTAGCCTGGCGAGGCAAGACTTGTATCAAGACCCATCGACATCGGCTTGTTAAGCCCTTGAGCGCCGGTGACAGCGGAAGGGTCGGCTGCAATTTGCGCGGCAAGGGATGGTTGGCCAGCTGGGCCGGTTGCCGCAGGGGCGGCGACTTCGCCAGGGGCGACGTTTGCGGCCTCGGGCGTAACAGTCGCCGACGGCGCGTTGGGGTTTGCGGCGTCGAACGCGCTGGGCGCTACCGCGCCCGCGTTGGCGTTTGCGCCGTAGCCAAAAGTCTCGCCCATGGTGGGCGAACTCATGCCAAAAACGGTTTCGCCCAGCATACCGATACCGCCAGCAATGCCGGCAACCATGCCCAGCTTAGACAGGGTTTTGTTGCCGGTGACGTTGCCAGTCAGGCTCAGCGCCGCGCCAGCAAAAGCCAAGCCCTGGAACAGCGTGGCTGTGCCCGCAAGCACGGCTCCGCCAGTGCCGGCCATCGTAGCGATGGAGATGATGGCGCTGACCGGGTCGTTCTTCTCGCCGTAGGCTGGGCCTCCGGTGGGGTCGCCGACAGGATGGTCCAGCGACATCGCACGGGTCGTTGCTCGCGTCAGATAGATTTTCATGGTTTCCTTTCAAACGGCAACGAGCCGAGCAAAAAATACTCGACTTCGCTGTCTTGCCAAGTAGGCTTGAAGCCGATGCGTTGAACAAATTCTTTTTGTGCGAGCCGCCCGTGCGGCACTCGCGTTGTGAGGTAGCCTTGCCGCTCAATCAACGGGGCCAAAAAAGCCCGCGTGTTTTTGCGCCGAATCACTTTGCGCTTGAACGCAGGGACCACGGCAAAGTGGATCTCCGTACCTTTGACCACCGCAGTGCATGCGTGCTGGTCGCCGTCGTAGTACGGCACCACTTCCCAGTCTTCAAAATGCTTGAGAATCGCAAACCGCGACAGCGCGGTGCCAGCTCGAATTGAGCTGATAACCGGCTCAAGCAGGGCTTCGCGGTCCATGAAAAACTAACGCCTTAGCCGCCGCCGCCCGCCCGGTTAGCAGATGGCGCGCTACTGAAATCAAGCAGGTTTTTCAAAGCCGGGATGTTGGACGTCGCCGACAAGATCGCCAAAGAGTTTTGGAGATAGGACTTTTGCATGTCCACAGCAGCTTGTTTGGGGCTTGGCAGCGGGTTCCCAGCGGCGTCAACAACTCTGCCGTTGACTACACTCGCGCCAGCAGGGACGTTGCTTCCGTCCGCTTTAGGCGCTTCGCCGTCAGTCGTAGCGAAGGCAGACAAATCAGGGTTGGCCATGGTGTCCGCGATGTTCTTGGACGCCTGCGCAAAGATGTCGCTGGTGCTTTGGCTGGCCTGCATCTGCGTTTTGTACTGGGCTTCAGTGGCCGCCAGGGCTTGGCGCGTTGTGGCGTCCAGCTGTTGCAGCTCGATCCTGGTTGTAGCGTCGGCGTTAGCCAACGCGTATTGCATCGACTGGTCCAGCATCTTGCTGACCGTGGAGTTGATCGTGGATGCGTATTGCTGGGACGCGGTGTTCTGGGCACCAGCGGTGAACTGCGCCGCTTGGTTGGCCGCGCCGGCGTTGGCAAGCGCGGCTTGATTGGCCGCGCCGGCGGTGAACTGCGCAGCCTGGCTTGCTGCGGCCTGATTGGCCAAAGCTGCCTGGTTGGTGGCCGCAGCGCCAAACTGGCCAGCTTGGTTGGCAGCAGCCGCGTTGGCCAAAGCCGCCTGATTGGCCGCGCTGGCCGTAAACCCAAGCGCCTGGTTGGTGGCGGCCAGGTTTTCCGAGCCAGCCTGGTTGGCGGCGCTTGCCGAAAAACCGAGGGCTTGGTTGAGCGCAGCTTGGTTTTGAGCAGCGGCCTGGTTGGCAGCGGCTTGGTTGGCAGCAGAGGCCTGGTTGACGGCGGCCAGGTTTTCCGACCCCGCCTGATTGGCCGCGCCCGCTGTAAAACCGTAGGCCTGGTTGAGCGCGGCCTGGTTCTGCGCAGCTGCCTGGTTGGCAGCGGCTTGGTTGGCAGCGGCGGCGGCGTTCATTGCGGAAAGGTTTTCCGACCCCGCCTGGTTCGCAGCGCCCGCCGTAAAGCCGTAAGCCTGGTTGAGTGCGGCCTGGTTCTGCGCAGCGGCCTGGTTGGCTGCTGCCTGGTTGGCAGCAGCGGCAGCGTTTTTCGCAGCCAAGTTTTCCGACCCGGCTTGATTCGCGGCACTGGCCGTGAATCCAAGTGCTTGGTTCATTGCGGCCTGGTTCTGCGCAGCGGCCTGGTTGACCGCAGCCGCGTTGGCCGCAGAAGCCGCGTTTGTCGCAGCCATGTTCTCCGCCCCGGCCTGGTTCGCAGCGCCCGCCGTGAACCCATAGGCCTGGTTGAGCGCAGCCTGGTTGGCCGCCGCTGCCTGGTTGGCTGCTGCTTGGTTGGCAGCAGAGGCTTGGTTGGTGGCGGCCAGGTTTTCGGAGCCAGCCTGGTTTCGCGCGCTGGCGGTAAAACCAAAAGCCTGGTTCATCGCGGCCTGATTTTGCGCAGCGGCCTGGTTGGCCGCAGCTTGATTGGCCGCAGAAGCCGCGTTTGTCGCAGCCATGTTCTCCGCCCCGGCCTGGTTCTGCGCACCGGCGTTGAATTGCAGTCCGGTGTTGGCTTGACCCACGTTGAATTGAGAGAGCTGGTTAGCCGCCGTCGCGTTGAATTGCCCGGCGTTCGCAAAGGTCGAAGCGTCCTGCTGCGCAATCGGCAGCGCGGCGTTGAGCACAGCTCTTTGGCCCTCGCCCAAAGCCATGCTGGAATTGACCAGGCCACGCTGGTTCATTTGCGCCAAAGCATCGGCGCGGGCCTTTTGCAGGATGGGGGAGTTGGCGGCCAACAGACCGGAAAGCTGGCCTTGCACAGTTTGCGGTTGCGCCACGTTCCAGTTAGCCAGATTTGCCTGGCCAGCGGTGTAGCCCGCAGCTTCGCGCTGAGCGGCCTTGTAGGCCTCCGCCGACATGGTAGCCGCGTCGTACCCGGCAGCTTCGCGCTGAGCGGCCTTGTAGGCCTCCGCCGACATGGTGGCCGCGTTGTAGCCCTGGGATGCGCGTTGCGCGGCCTTGTAGGCCTCCGCCGACATGGTGGCCGCGTTGTAGCCCTGGGACGTACGCTGCGCAGCGTTGTAGTCTTCAGCCGACATAGTGGCGGCGTTGTAGCCCTGCGACGCGCGTTGCGCCGCGTTGTAGTCTTCGGCCTTCATGGTGGCCGCGTTGTAGCCCTGCGACGCGCGCTGCGCGGCGTTGTAGTCTTCGGCCTTCATGGTGGACGCGTTATAGCCTTGGGCCGTGCGACTTGCAGCATCAAAGCCCATAGACCCGGCGGTGCTGGCGTCGTAGCCAAACGCGCTGGTGTCCCCAGATTTATAGCCAGTAGCGCCTGCGGTGGCTGCGTTGTAGCCAAAGGTCTGCGGAGCGGCAGCAGCAGACGTGGCTGCGCCCACCAGGTTTTGCCCGGAGTTTACTTTGAGATCGAAAGGATTTGCTGCTGTTGCCATGATTGCTCCACAAATAGGAAAGCCGCGCAAGGCGGCTTATTGCGGGCGCACTGGCCCCGCAGAGATTTTACGCCAAGAATTCGGGGGCCACAAGGCCCGGATTTAGCCCAAGACGGCCAAGGCATGGTTGATGTGTTTGACCCGGTCTTCCAGGCCAATAGTACCGCCGTTGATGCGCTTGGTCAGCCCGGTCCAGTCCCCGGCTTCAGCCAGGGCGTTGAGCTTCTGGGTGTTCCAGAACCAACCGGCAGTCAGAGCGGCGTACTGGGGCGTGGCCACCAGGTCGGGTTCCATGATGAAGTCAACCCCAAGCGCCTGGCCAGCGTGGTGATAATTCGCCGAGCCCGTTAGCTGAATGCAACCACGGCCGCGAAAACGATAGCCATCGCCAGAAGCCTCGTCGCGATTGCCCATGCGGTTGCCGTAAATGCGGTTTGCAATTCTTTTTGGTTGTCGTTCATATTCAGCCGCCTCTTCGGGCGTAAAGCCCCAGGCCCGGCGCTGGGTGCGTGGAAACAGCTTGAGCAGCGTGGCCGCGCGGTAATTCAGGTTTTCTTGCAGCACCCGGAAGTTGCCGCTCTCGTGCCCGCACTGGCCAATAAAGCCCGCCATCTGGCGCGGTGTCAGGATGTTGAACCGCTGAAACGTAGCGTTTAGCGCGTCAGCCCACTCCGGCCCAATGTGCAATTGTTGAAGTTGGTCAGGGCGTACCATTTACGATTCTCCGCATTTCGTCGTAGGCGTTCACACACGCGTTTAACTGGTTTATTGCCCGGTCGCCATCGGCTGCGATCTCGGCAATCAGTCTCAGGGTTTCGCGCTCTGACTCGGTTGGTCCTGGATCACCAACAGCTTGGTCAGGCGCTCGGTCAAGTTGGCTTGGCGCTTGGTTGCTATTTCCGGCGGCAGGGGCGGGACTTGAGGCGGCTTGTGTACAACTGGCGGAGGGGAAGCGCACCCGCCCAGCGCGAATAGCGCGATCAAGATCAGTTTGCTTCTGGTTGACAACATCGTTTGCCTTTCGTAGTTGCAGCTCTTTGTCGGCCACCGCCTTGGCCATCTCTTGCTCTTTCGCTCGAGCTTCTTCGTTTTTGCGGGCGATCTCGATTTGCATCTCGCCGTCCCGGTCACCCCAGCCGTTGTGATAGCCGTACTTGTAGAATCCGCCAACGGTCAAAAGCGCAGTCAGCGCGATCGCCGGGTAAAGGACCAGCGGGTTCATGACTCTTCCTTGCGAGCTGCTGCGATCTCGGCGCGCTCATCGTCCGGCTCAAGGTAGTCGGGCGGCGTGGTGGGCGGTGGGCCAGGCGTCCAGCTCTCGTCCAGCTCCGGGTTTTTCCACACCGGCATAGCCCCAAAAGGCTGACTTGGCAGGCCATACGCCGACTGCGGCGGCGCGTAGCTGCTGTGGTTGTAGCCGCCCATCATCGGCTGGCACATTGGCTGCTGTGGGGGCCTTGGCCCCATTGACCTGGCAGCCGATGACACAGCTCGTTTGCCGATCACGCCGCCAATGCCACCCACGATTAACAGCACGATGTCGTTCAGCATCTTGGTGTAGGCCTGGTCGATGGGGGCCATCGACTTGATCGGCTGGGTCACGAACGTCACCGAGTACAGCAACGCCACCACAATGCCAAAGAGGATAATTGTCACTGCCACGACCACGAAGGCCCAGATGCGGACCTCCATCAGGGCAATCGCGTCTTCAGCGGACTGGGGTTGGCTCTGAAGCTGGTCTCGTTTGGTCAATTGCTTTCTCCAGGACAGGGGCAACAAGGTATTCAGGGCAAGTCTGTGTGAACTGGCAGCGAGGTTTCTGGCAGCGTTCCGCGTGAAAGTTATCGGGGTTTTGGCAGAAGTAGCGATACTGCTCTTCGCAGCCAGCTACCAACAGCAAAGACAGTATGGCGAGGTATTTCATTTTCGGATGTACATCATGTAAACGATGATGCCGTAGATCAGGAGCCCGGCTAAAACCAGCGTGGCGATGCCGATTGCAATGGCTTCAACCAGCGACTCCATTTTGGCTTTGCGAAGTATGGCGGCCCGCTCAATCGCTTCTCGCTTTTCCCGCCTTCGCCTGGCCGCTTGCGCTTGGAATTTCAACCAGTCTTCCCACATCCCGGCCCGGCCTGCGTAGATCATGGACTCGCGCAAGTGCTCTTCCTGCTGCTTGAGCTGCTCAAGCGCCATGAACTCTTCCATGTCGGACCGCTCGCCGCCGCCCCCTTTTTTAGTGGCCTTTTCCTGGAGTTTTGCTTTGTTGTCAAAGTAATCGAAAACCCGGCCGCCAATCGCCGACAGCTCCTTGCCATTCGCAAGAGCGCCTTTTATTACAGCAAAGGCCGCGTTTGCAGCAGCAAGTTCAGCCAGCATAAATCAACTCCACAATAATTTTGGCGCACCAGACCACCAGGGCAACGAGAAGGGCCGCAGCAATGAAGCTCACGGCCCAGTCCTTCATAACCCAAATACCTTTTTCACGATCTCAGCGGCAACACCTGGGCCAAGCAGCACGGCCGCGATCACTGCGTAAAGCAGATATTCGATCTTTGCCATGCGCTTGGAGCCTGACTCAAACGACTTTTGGATGCCCTCATACCTGTGGGCGCAAACTTGCTCATGGGTGGTCAATCTGGCCTCCGTTGCATCAATCTGCTCTGACATCGTTTACTCCGGCTGAGTGGGCCACTCGATTGTCCAAGGAAAACCTGACTGCTGTGTGACATCTCGCAAGGCTTGACGATATGTAGCCCAAGCAGCTTTGTCCACTGGAGCATCTGCAACCTGTGTCCAGTCGCTGTCCTTGAGCTTTTCACCACGCTGTTGACGTACAGACTTGGCCTGCTCTGCGTCTTTCATGGCCT